CTTGCTACATCAGGTATGAATGGTAATCAAATTGATTCATTACTACCATTATTTACTCAATATGCTGAAGTACAGAAATTAGGTAAAGGGAGTTCTCCAGAAGAAGCTATAACTCAAGCAATTGCAGCCGCTCATACTGTTGGAGCTTATGATCCTGACCAACTATCTTCTTTCTTAGACAAATATAATAAATCTACTTTCATGCAGCCTGGAAGTTCATCAGAGTTTGCTGATACATTTAAGTATATGGCTTCAAGAACGTCGGGAATGAATTTAAGTACAGATGATATGCTTACAATGTCAGCTCTTTCAAATAGGGTAGGCTTAGCTGGTAGTATAGGTGGAACTGAAGCTTCTGACATGATACTTCGAACGATTCCTGGGCTTATGAGTGGCACTGGTAAGAAAGATAGTAAGCAAACAGCCGCATTAAAAGAGTTGGGTCTATCAGATACCATATATGATAGTGATGGTCAATTTAAAGGCGTTGCAAATTTAATAGATCAATTAGGACAAGCTAGAGATAAGTTTAACCCTGAGCAATTTGCTAAATTAGCACATGATGCATTTGGACAACAAGGCATGGGGCTTGCTGAAATTTTAGGTACTGACAGAGGGAAAGATCAGCTCAAAGCCTTGCAGGAGCAAATGGGTAGTATGAAGTCTATAGGTCAAATGCAAGAGGATACAAACAAAACACCTGAAGGTCAAATGCTTCAACTAAAAACTAATATTGAAAACTTGAAACTAGATGTATGGTTGCAATTAGCTCAAATATTAAACCCTATATTTATGCAACTTAATAATATTGTTTCTAAAGTACAGGAATTTTCAAGTGCTCATCCTGAAATAGCAAAACTTGCAGCTGAATTTTTAACTTTTGCGACAGCAGCAGCTCTTATAGTTGGACCTTTATTGGTTTTGGTTGGTGTAATAGGATATTTAAGAGAAGCTAGTGCAATATCAACAGGTTTTAAATTATTAGGTACAGCATTTAAAGGGGCTTTAGGACCTATGTTTTTATTAATATCCGCTGGATATCTGCTCTACCAGGCATGGCAGACAGACTTTGGTGGAATAAGAGAAAAAACAAAGGCTACTTTCGATTGGATAAAGAGTGAAATACCTATTGTTGAAGAGAAATTACATTCAGTTGCTAAGGCATTAGGGTTTGAAACAGATAAAGGGTTTCAAATTCCTAAATGGGTAACAACTTTAATGGGGCTATTTGTTGGAGGTAAAACAATAAATTTCGCATTAGGTGGATTATCAAAATTAAGTTCATTAGGCAAAGTTATTAAGGGCATAAAAGGTATAAAACTAGGGGCAAGTTTATTTAAAGTAACTGGCAATTTAGGGTCTGGATTGTTAAACAAAATATTCGGAAAAGCAACAATAGACTTAGGAAAGCGTATAACTTTAAAAGGCTTAAACTTATTAAAGGGATCAGATACATCAAAACTTATAGGCCAAGGGCTTAAAGGAATTCCTTCGGCTGTAATGCAAGGATTAAAAGGTATTGGGCCATTATTAAAATCAACCTTAAAAGAAATACCAAGTGTAATGAAATTAGTAGGTGCAACTTTAAAAACATTTGGCTCGTTTGCACTTGATGCAGGAAAAGCAGCATTAGGCTTTGGAGCAAATTTGATAAAACTTGGAGGTCAAGCGTTAATGGCGGCAGGAAGAATGGCAGCTGCTTGGCTAATTGGATTAGGTCCAGTAGGTTGGATTATAGCTGGTATTATTGCAATATTAGCAGTTTTATGGTTAGCATGGAGTAATAACTGGGGACATATCAGAGAACACTTTGCAGAGACAGTAAAATGGATAAGTGACAAGTGGCATGAACTAGAAAATTGGTTTAATGGCTTAGGTCAGAGAGCTGAGGAATGGGGCAAAAATTTAATTCAAGGTTTTGTAAATGGTATTGAAAGTTTAGCAGGATGGATTAAGGATAAAGTTTCAGGCTTTTTTGACAGTAATGTTGTTAAAACAATTACAGGATTGCTTGGAATACATTCTCCATCTAAGCTTATGCATGAATTTGGACAATATACCGTTCAAGGTTTTGCAAATGGTATGAATAATGATATGAATTTAGTTAGCAATGCTTCAAGTAGATTAACAGATTTAGCTCAACCATCATTGCAAAATAGCACAAACGGTTCTGCTTCATTAAACGGAAGTGCTTCAAATGGTGCTTTTGTTATACAACCAGGTGCAATTGTTATAAATGCAGCTCCAGGACAATCAGCGGATGAAATAGCTGAAGCTGTTATGCAAAAAATAGCTAGGAAATTGAGAAATCAATCAAATAGTAGATCCACATCTTATGTTCCGCAATGGTAGGTGATAATATATGCAACAATTAAATTTAGGTAATGTAAGTTTTTATATAGATGAATACCCAGATACAATTGAGTTTGGAGGAGAACAAATTTTAGCAACTCGTAAGTTTCCAGGCGGTGGGAAAGATGTTCAACCTTTAGGAGCTTTTGATGAAGAAATTACATGGAGTGGAGCATTTTGGTTTCAAGATGCTGTGCAGAGATGCAATACTATTGATGCTATGAGAGTTCAAGGCAATGCTGTTACATTGCAAGTTAGTTCTTTTTCTAGAACTGTTATTATAAGCAAGTTTAAGTTTAAATATTATAATGACTTTTATATTGAATACACTATTACACTAGAACCAATTGATGAATATGCAGGCGGTTCAAGTGTTAATGGAATTAATAATTCTCAAAGTGCAAGTGCAACGTCTACAACCCAAACAGTACAGGATTCCAGCAGTACATCTGATCAGAGTCAATCCCAACAAGTAGTACATGTTATGCAAGATGGAGATACACTTTGGGGTTTAGCTGTTCAATATTATGGAGATGGAACTCAGTGGCCTCAAATAGCAGATGCTAACGGAATAAGTGATCCAACAACAATTCCAGATGGTCAAGAAATTACTGTTCCTAATCCTACTCAGGGGGTGTAATTTGTGCTTAAGAATATAACCCCATCAGTTAAGAGAAACGGTGGAAAGCCAGCAAGAGGAATTGTTGTTGTTAATAACACACAAGTAAAATTCAATACTTTTGACGTAGAACAAAATAGTTTTTCGGCTGCAGATACTTTTGAGATTGAATTACCTTTTTTTATTAGAGATCAGCAGTCAGGTGAGGTGATTTTGGCTAATGGTCCCGACTTTCAGAGTATTCTTTTAACTCAAGATGTTATTCCAGTTCAAGTATACGTTGGTTATCTTGAGAATCCTTTAAATTATGGAATAAATAATTTAGTTAAAATTATAGATGGAACAATGGATACAGCTAAATGGGATTTCGACAATACAGGTGAATTTGTAACTTTAAATGGTCGTAATGTAGTTGGAAAAATGATTGATGAAAAGATAACTGATAAGTTCCCTAATTCAACTTCAAGTACTATAGCGACCAATATAGCTAACAAGTATGGTCTAGCTCCAGTGATTACAGCGACTACGACACTGGCAGGAACATACTACAGCAAATCAAGTGCCGTTACTCCAGATGCAAATACATCAGAGTGGGATTTACTTCAATTTCTTGCAAATCAGGAGAATTTTATTGTAAGAGTAAAGGATAATCAATTATTATTTGGGCCTTACAGTGAAGTTACATCATATGAAAATACAGATCCTATTGTCTATACATGGGGATACGATATAGAGAAGCTAGAAATAGAGCGTTCTCCACATGCGGCAAGGGATATAGTAGTGAATGTTATAAGTTATGACCGTGCTAATAAACAAAGAATAGTCGAAACAGCTAAGAGTTCAACTCAATCTTCTTCGAGTACTAGTGGTCAAATAGGAAGAAAAGAACAGTATATAGAGAATTACACAATTCCAGGTTTGACACGTGACCAAGCACAAAAGAAGGCACAAGCAATTTATGATCAGCTTTCACGTTCTCAGCTCATAGGACAAATAGATTGCGCTGGCAATACTGATATGGCTATAGATAGACTTATACAAATTCAAGGTATTGGATTGGGTTTACAAAATAACTATTATCTCAATAAAGTATCTCATAAATTTGATATAGATGACGGATATGCAAATGAGTGCTCTTTTAGTAATCAATTTATGTCAGATGAAAATGCTCAAGAACAGGATGACACATCTGAAACAGACTCAAGTGACACTACATCAGATTCAGACTCAAGTGATAATTCATCAGATTCAAATACAAATGATACTACATCATAATCAGAGGAAAGTGAGGTGACAAAGTAATGGGCTATTATGGTAATGATATGCTTGAACAATTTAAATACACAAGCGATCAGCAGGCAGCTAAATCTTTAAATGCAAGCACAGGATATATTACATCTGTGGACCCTTCAACTTATAAAGCGAAGGTTATGTTAGAGCCAATAGGTATAGAAACAGAATGGCTGCCTATAGGAACTATGTATGCTGGCAATGGTTTTGGTTTACTATCATTACCAGATGAAGGTACTGAGGTACTTGTGGTATTTGAAATGGGAAATATAAGTTGCGGCAAAATTATATGTTGTAATTTTAATAATATAGAAATACCTCCAGCATTAGAAGTTGGAGAGGTTATGATGCTCCACCAAAGTGGGAGCTTTTTTAAATTTCATGCAAATGGAGATGTAGAGCTTAACGCTTCGGGTAAGATTTCAATAACGGATTCATCTGGAGTTAGGCTTTAAAAGAGGTGATTAAATAAATGTCGGATTCAATAGGAACAGAATTAAAACTTAATAATGGAGATTTAGCTTATACGATGGATGGAAACTTGATGTTAGTAGAAGGCATTGATAATATTTGGCAGTCAGTTACATTAAGTTTAACTACTACCAAGGGAACAAATGTATTTAATTCTAAGTATGGAACTTTACTAGGAAAGTATGTAGATGAACCAATAACAGAATTACTAGAGAGCAAAATAGCTTCAGAAGTAGAAACTACAGTGCTTCAAGATCCAAGAGTAACTAAAGTTTCCAATATAAATGTTACAGGGAACAACGGATTAACTGTATCATTTAGCATTTTAACTATTAGTGGTGAAGCAAAATCTGGTAGCGTAACGGTAGGAGGTTAGTACATGGCAACAACATCATATTCAAGTCAACAGTCAACTATATTACAAGGCATGATTGCATATATTCAAAATCCTTCTAATTGGTCGGATGGAATACCAAAGCTAACTAATTTTACTACTAATAATCCTCTCTATGTTCTGTTGTCATCAGTATCAGTTGCTGTAGATACAAATGCTTATGCAATATATATGGCACGTCAAGCTGCCAATATATCCACTGCAACAGGACCAGATTTAGATAATAAAGCAGCTGATTATGGGGTAACTCGTAAACCAGCAGAAGCTGCTAGCGATCCTTTTACATTTATAAAATTTACGCCATCTGTAAGCCCAACTCCAATAATAACAGGCTCATTAATATCAACACTTCCTGATTCGAATGGTACTGTAATAACTTTTACTACAACAGAGGATGCAATATTACCTGCTGGTCAAACACAAGTAAGTGTAAGTGCCACCTGCCAAACTTTAGGTAAAATAGGTAATCTATCAGCTAACACACCTTTATTGGTAAGTTCTGCTATACCAGGAATAGATGGAGTTCAACTAACAGAAACTATTACAAATGGAGTAGACTTGGAAAGTGATGCTAGTTTAAGGTCTAGAACATTAGCTGCTTTTGCTTCATTAGCTACCGGAACACTTGACTGGTACGAACAAACTGCATTAAGTATTCCAGGAATACAATCAGCTACACCAGTCCCTCAGAATCGTGGGCCTGGAACTGTAGACGTATTTATAGTGGGTGAAAATAATGCTATTCCATCAGCAGATTTACAAGCGCAGGTTCAAACAGCTCTAAATAATGGACGACCTATCACTGATGATGCTAAGGAACAAACTCCTACAGCTTTAATAATCAATGCTACTATCCAAATTCATCTCCTAGTTAATGATGGTGGATTGACAGCGGCAGCAGTTCAGGTAGCTGTAACAAATTATATAAATTCGCTTGGCGCTGGAGCTGGGCAGTTAAAATATGTTTATGGTCAGCAATTATGTAGTGTTGCGATGCAAAATTCAAATGTTCCTAATGCTACAACGACTTTTACTGACACTGCTGTATCAGCTTATCAGTTATCACAAGCTGGAACTATCACAGTAATACCATTTTAGGAGGGGATAGTTTGGGATATGCAAATTTTTTAAAATCTTTATTTCCAGATTCTCATGATGTAAATGGAGAAATATATAGTATTATTTTGGGAGCTATAGGTAATGCAATAGATCAATATGACCCAAATCAAATAAATTTAAAATCAGAATTTAGTGTAACAACTTCCGTTGGAGATGCGTTAGTCAGAAATGCTCAAGATTGGGGAGTAAATAAAAGGAATAATGAAGATGATAACTCTTTTAGAAATAGAATTTTATCAATATTACCTTTATTCGCTAATGGTCCTAGAGTAAATGGAATAAAAGCAGTTGCAACGCCATTTACAAGTACTCCTCCAATAATTTTTGAATATGGCCCAGAAGGTTTTGTTATGGGAGAAAGTACTGTTTCAGATGCAGGCTTTTGTTCATCAGGAGATGTATTTACATTTGAGTTACACGTTCAAAATCCTAATAATGTTTCTTATAATCATTTAGATTTAGAAAATGCAGTACGAAAGGCAAAATTAGCTAGAAGTACTGCTATTATTTTTCATAATGGAGTAGATACCTCAACTGCAGCAGAGCAGGCAATAGCTACAATTGCGATAATCTAGAAGGGAGTTTTTAATTTGACTATATCGGCAAGTTTTTTCGATCATGTAAAATATCCGGCACAGGAATTTATAAATAGAGATGCAGATTTTATAGGTAATGGAGTACTTCATCCTGCTACTGATTTTGCTCTAACTTATAACAATAATATGACAGTAAATATAGGAGCAGGAACATCTTGGGCTAATGGTATGAGAATAGGATATGATGCTAATCCTAGTTTGACACTTACGTTTGCAACAGCCGATGCTACTAATCCGAGAATAGATTTAATTGAAATCGGAACAACAGGTACAGGTACACAAGGGGCAGGAGCTATAAAAGTAGTAACAGGAGTGCCACAGGCAAATCCACTACAACCTCAACCAGATTTAGGATTTATAGCATTGTATGCTGTAAGAGTAAATGCAGGTGTAACAGCTATATCTGCTGCTAATATAACAGATTTAAGGTCAGGAATCAGCATTGCAGGAGCAACTAATACGCCTTTGGCATCATCGGTTCCAGGAACACAAACACTTAATACAACAGGAAGTGCTGGAACGTCATCAAATGCTGCAAGAGCAGATCATGTTCACCCTATGGCTAACATAACACCAAGTGGCATAGGAGCTGAGCCTGCTATTGCAACAAAGAATACAGCTTTTAATCAAAATTTTGAAACATTAGCAAGTAATATTCAAATGAATGGAACAGCTTCAGCCGGAACTTCAACTAATGTGGCTAGAGCCGATCATGTACATCCTAGCGATACTTCAAAAGTAAATATAACAGATTACACAAAAATTATAGGGGATGCTGACGATACAGGAACAGCAAACACTTATGTAATAACTTTAGCAACCGCACCAACAGCGTATGCAGAATATCAAATGTTTAGATTTAAAGCTAAAAACTCAAATACTGGCGCAAGTACATTAAATGTAAATGGATTAGGCACAATAGCATTAGTTAAAGGTGTTAATACTGCTTTGGTCGCAGGGGATATTTTAGCAGGCCAAATTATAACAGTAATTCATGACGGAACAAACCTTCAAATTGTTTCAGCCAATGGGCAAAATTTAATAACGCAACCTATGAGATGGGTAATATAAGAAAAGGAGTGATATAATTATGGCAGTTTTAAATGGAGCAACAGCAAGC